CAGGCCATCGCGGATGGCCTGGGCATGACCAAAGAGCAGGCCGACCAGGTGGGCGCCGAGAAGGCCAAGGACTTCCCGTCGGGGCTGGGGCCGATGCTGGTGTCGGACGCGGTGCTGCGCGCGGCCGAGGAGCTGGGTGTGAGCCCGGACGCCGCGCAGGCCGGCTACTGGATCGCCGCGCAGCGCCAGCACTCGGTAGCCGATCCCCACGAGACCCAGCTCAAGCGACCACGCGGGAGCCGCCGTGACTGAGGACGAGCTGGACGCGCTGAGCGTGCCGGAGTACGACGCCGAGCTGCTGATCGAGTACCTGCAGTGGCAGCAGCTCCCCGCGGCCCGCCGCGGCCTCGACCTCGGCCCGCCGGGCTCAGCCGCGGCGGACGGGTCGCTGGCCGCCGATGACGGGCTGGCCTGGGCGGTGGTGACCCGCGACAGGCGGTGGGCGCCGCTGGGCCTGACGGTGCCCGAGGCGATCGAGGCCACGGGCGGCACGATGCCCGCGCAGCGGTGGGACGCCTCGCAGCACCCCCGCGGCCGGGACGGCAAGTTCGCGCACTCCGGCTCGGGGGGCGGGGTCGGCGCGCTGTCCAAGGCGTACAACGACGTGCCCGAGACCCGGGGCACGCCGCGCGGCAAGGCCGCCGTGCCGGCCTCGGGCCGGGCCTCCGCCGACCAGGAGGCCATCGACGCGTGGCGCGCCGGGCACCCGGTCGCGCCGCCGATCACCAGGGACGAGGCCCGCGACGGGGCGCGGCCGGTCAGCGAGGCCGAGTTCCAGGCGCTCGCCCGCGAGGGCCTCAACCAGCTCGGCGTGATGGCCGCCAACCGCAAGCCGATCACCGGGCTGGACCGGCACTGGGACCAGATCAAGGCCGAGACGCACGCCAAGGTGCTGCAGTCCTGGGGCGGCGCGACGATCGACGCGCACACGGGCGTGGCGCTGCCCGACGGCGCCGACAAGTACGCGCTGACGGTCAAGCCGCACGGGCTCAAGCCCGTCTCGATCCACGAGAACCCCACCGAGGCCGAGTTCTCCGCGGCGATGGACCGGGCCAGGGAGCAGTTCCGGGGCGAGCTGGAGAAGGGCTCGCACTACCTGGGGATCTTCCACGACGACGACGAGGGCCGGATCGACATCGACCCGGTGGTGGTCGTGGACAGCCTGCACGAGGTCGAGACGATCGGGTCCTACACCCACGCGATCGGCGGCGCCTACCACTTCAAGTCCGGCGACGGGTTCTGGCCGCCGTACGTGGCCGAGGCGCAGCGGGCGTTCAACCCGCGCGAGGCCCGCGTGCCCGGCGGGGCCGGCGGCGGCCGGTGGACGCACGTGGGCGCCCAGCCGGGCGCGTTCACGTTCAGCGGCGAGCCCGGCAGCGAGGGCCACGCCAGGGCGATCGAGGCGCTGGCGAAGGTGCTGGACCGCGAGCCGGGCAGCAGCCAGACCGCGCAGGTGCTCCGCCTGGGGATCCGCTCGATGGTGGCCCGGGACCTGCCCGCCGCGCACCGGCACCTGGACGGGGCGATCTACCAGGACCAGATCGCCACCGAGGGCGCGCACCGGGTCGAGCTGGAGCAGGTCAAGGCGTCACTGGACCGGGTGCCGGCTGGCTCGGTCTCACCGTCGCGGCTGCCGGCGGCCCCGCCGTCGCTGTCCGCGCAGCGGCCCCGCGACCGGCAGTCATTGTCCCCGGGTGTGGTTGGCGGCGACGCGTCAGGCGCGCCAAGTCAGTCCTACCTGTACGGTTCACAGGGAGGAGGCAGGCGTGGCCGATGACCTGGGCCGCAAGGTCACATTCAGGGGGCCGGGCCAGTGGCGCAGCCAGGCGGAGCGGGCGCAGGCTGGCACTGCCCCGCCCGATGCTGCGCTGGAGCCGCCGGTCCCGGCCAAGGGCGTGATCAGCCGCAGCCCCGGCCTGGACTGGGATCCGCTGGAGCACCTGCTGGTGGGTGACGTGGCGCGCACCGAGCCGTTCGACCCGCGGCTGCACCCGCGCGGCGAGCACGGCAAGTTCGCCTCCAAGCCGGGCGGCAGCCACCACGTGCCGCCGACCCCCGCGGGCATGGCCAGCGCCGGGGCGGGCCCGGGGCTGGCGGACTCGGGGCCGGGGTCGATCGAGCAGCATCACGTGGCCGCGCTGGCGCAGGCCACCACGGCGAGTGAGCAGGCGCTGTCGGCCCGGATGGTGGACCTGGACACCCGCCACCAGGCGGAGATGGCGCGGCTGACCGCCGAGCTGCGGTCGATGCACGAGGATTTCGCCGCGGCCTCGAACGAGGAGCATTTCACCGAGGAGCGCCAGAAGTCGCTTAAGAAACTGGTGCACCACTTCCTTATGATCCTCACCACCGGCCTGGGCCTGTTCCTGGCGAACAAGTACGAGCTGGGCCCGGGGGCGGAGATCGCCGCGACGATCGGCCCGCTGGCCGTGCAGGGCATCCTGGACTTTGTGAGGAAGGCATGAGCACCCCGGCGATGCGCGACCGCCCCGGCGGCGGCACGGATGACGCCACGGCGGTGCACGCTGCCGCGGACCTGATCTCCAGGGCGCTGGAGGGGGCCGGGGCCGACCCGGGGCTGCTCGCGGAGATAATGCCGGGCCTGGAGCGCGAGGCGCTGGCCCACCTGCATGCGAACCGCTCCGCTGACGGGCCCCCCGCCGATAAGCCGTCTGGCTGAGGCCACGCTGGCGCCACGCAGCCCAGCGCACCCACCCGCGCGTGATCGCCTGCCCCGGGCGGCCCAGGCCGTCTGAGGGCCTCTCAGCGTCGCCGATAAGGGGACGCCCAGCCCGCGCCTGACCAGGTGCCGGGCACTTCGCCATGCCCGGGAGGCACCACGTGGATGACGAGCGCCTGGACGAGCTGGCGAGCCTGCGGCGGGGCTGGCGGGAGAAGCTGCACCCGCGCGACCGCCAGGGCGAGTTCGCCGCCAAGGGCGGCGGCTCCCGGGCCCCGGTCCAGGCCGCCGGGATGGACCAGCACATCGCCCACTACCAGGGCCAGTCCGATGACGAGCTGCTGTCCGCGATCGGCGCGCTGGGCAAGCAGCCGGCCAGCCCGGAGCGCGATGCCCGCCTGGCCGCGGCCCGGCGGGTCCGCCAGGCGCGGACCGAGAAGTGGAAGGCGGAGAACAGGCTGCCGCTCGGAAAGGGCCCGGTGACGGGCCACTCCGGGGTGTTCAGCGACTACACCCGCCGGGCCCTGGACGTGGAGCTGGCCCGGCTGGCGGGGACCACCCCCGAGCCGATCGGCAAGCCCGGCGGGCCGGGCATCTGGGGCACCGGCAAGGAACTGCCCACGCTGTTCCAGCACGTCCGCAACGAGCTGATGAAGAAGGGCACGCCCGAGGGCCACGCCCACCAGCTCGCGTACGGGATCATCCGCAACTGGTCAGAGGGCCACGACGGCCACGGCAACAAGGTGAGCGCGGCAACCCAGGCCGAGGCCGTCAAGGCCATGGCGCAGATCAACCGCCTGAGGGCCGAGGCCAGGGCGACAAGGAGCGTACAGCCCATGAGCAGCAGCATCATCGACCCGACGTGGGACGGCTCCCTGGATGACGTGCCGGACCTGAGCGGGCTCACGATGGCCGACCTGGACTCCGCGGCCGAGGGCGACGGCGAGCACGCCGCGTGGGCCGCGGCCGATGACGCCTCCCGGGCGGACACCCCGCCGCCGGGCGCGGGCGGGCGGTTCGCTGCCCTGGCCGCCAAGCTCAGGGCCAAGGGCGCCGCCGACCCGGATGCCCTGGCCGCGAAGATCGGCCGCTCCAAGTACGGCAAGGGCAAGTTCGCCGCGCTGGCCTCCAAGGCCCGCGGCAAGGCGCCCGCGGCGGGCGGCCCGGCCACGGCCATGCGCGGCTCGTGGGGCGAGCTGTTCCGCTACTGGCCGCTGGAGGAGTGCCGGATCCTGGGCCGCGCCCAGGGCAGCGAGTACGCCTCGGGCCGCGTGGTCGAGGCGTACGCGGCGGTGTACGGCCAGCCCGCGGAGATCCGCGACCACCAGGGCCACTACGAGGAGGACATCGACCGCGGCGCGTTCGATGACATCCTGCGGGTGATCCACCCGAGCCTGAACGGCGGGTACTGGCGGGCGACCTGCCTGTACAACCACGGGATGACGGTGCACGGCACCCCGGCCGAGCGCTTCTCCCTGCCCGCGGGCGTGCCGGTGCACATCAGCTCCGAGGGCAAGGGGCTGATGACCCGCACCGAGTACGCGCAGACCCCCCTGGGTGACGAGCTGCTGGAGCTGGTGGCGATGGGGGCGCTGCGCAGCCAGTCGTTCACGGGCGGGATCATCCGCTCTAATCCCTCGCTGCGCGGGCCCGGCGACCGTTACCGCCGGGTCCCGGGCGGGGCGCTGCAGCGCGTGACGCGGCTGCAGCTCGGGCTGCGCGAGTACGGCCTGACGCCGTTCGCGGCCTACAGCGGCGCCGAGGTGCTCGGCGTGCGCATGCAGCTTCCCGGCGGGCTCGCCACCGAGCCCGGCTGGGAGGACACCGGAGGTGCGGTGGTCCCCGCCGAGTACGACGGCGGCGACCCCGGCGGCTCGCCCGCAGACGAGCCCGCAGCCCGGTCCACCGGAAACCGCCTGTACCGGCTCCGCACGCGGGAGCTGCTGGAGCAGCGCGGCATCACACTCCCTGACCGGGACTGACGAGAGGGGCTTGCCGTGAGGCTTGCCGAGATGGAGGACCGCCAGGCGGCGATCCGCAACGAGCTGGCCGACATGGACGCCGACCCGACGACCACCGAGTCCGGGGCCGGCGACATCCGCGACACGCTGATCGACGAGTACGAGGCGCTGGAGAAGCAGAAGGCGCCGGTCATCGCGCGGATGGAGAAGATCCGGCTGATCCGCAAGGCCGGCGAGGGCGACGGCGGCGGCAGCGACGGCGGGTACGACGGCGCTGCGGCGGCGCAGGTGCGCCGGTCCGGCGCGTGGGGCGGCGGCCAGCCGCCGGAGTTCATGCGCCACCTGGACCCGTTCAGCGACCTGGAGAAGGTCCGCGAGGGCCTGGTGCGCGGCTCGGACATGGTGGCCCGCTCGATGGCCGTGGCCGAGATGCACCACAAGCGCGGGCTGCTGCTGCCCGAGCGCGCGGAGGAGGCCACGCGCAAGTTCGCCTCGGACCCGCTGATCGCCCGGCACGCGCTGCTCACCGGTCACGACGACTACGTGGAAGCGTTCAGGATGTACCTGAATGACCCGATGGGGGAGGGTTTGAGGGCTGCACAGCGTTCTCTTACCCTTGGCACCGCTTCGGGGGGGTTCCTCCTTCCTTACGTGCTTGATCCAACTATCGTGCTTACGTCCGATGGGTCCACTAACCCCTACCGGGCGATGGGCGAGGTCAAGACCACCACGTCCAATGCGTGGCAGGGCGTGAACTCCGCCGGCGTGCAGATGGGCTGGCTCGATGAGTCCGGCCAGGCGACGGACAACACGCCGGCGATGGGCCAGATTCAGATTTTCCCCAAGAAGGCCGCCGCGTGGGTCATCGCGTCGTTCGAGTCCAACGCGGACACGAATTTCGCGGACCAGCTCCCGCGGCTGCTGGCCGACGCCAAGGACGTGCTGGAGGAGACGGCGTTCGCCCGCGGCACGGGCGGCACCGGCAACGCCGGGCAGCCCAAGGGCATCATCACCGCGCTCGGCACCGGCCAGCGGGTCCTGGCCGGCGGCTCGGCCGTAGCCACCTTCACCGGCACCGCGGGCGGGGTCAACGGCGGCGGCGTCGCT